GCTCACGATAATGAGAATATATTTGTCTTTTTGTACTATCAGCAAAAAGAATATTTACATTTTTACTAAATGAGCTAGTTACTAAACCACTATGCTGGTGGATATCCATACCAAGAATTCTAGCTTCAGGAAAAAGCTCACTCAAAGCTCTAACACTAGCTCCAAACAATATACCTATTTCAACTATCTTAAATGAAGATTCCTTATCAAAATCTTTAAATGCATCTTCATACACATTACCGTATCCATGTTGTTCTTTATCACTACCATGTGATGTGAATACGTCATCAAATTCTTGTGCACTATACATTAGATACCTACTTTAAACTTTTCCCATTGGATTGCTGCGTTGATATTGAATCCTCTATTGTTTAATGATTTAATGATAGCTTCTAAGAAGTCTACCTTTTCTTTTTGATATGCAACTTTAAGATTATTGTCTATCCAATTCTGGTCAGCATCAATATGAATACCTAAGTCTGCTTTTAGTATTCTTTGATTGACTTGATCCCAACCTCTTTCTTTCAGTTCTTCGTAATCAAAGTTTCCTTGATAGTATTCCCATAAGTCTTTCCACAATTGTTTAGACTCCTGTTCTAACTTCTTAAGTAGCAATCTCTCTGTAGAGAATATTTTAAAGTACTTAGAATGTAGTTGAGGAATCCTACTAGCTTCATTTGCTAGTTCGGTTCTATCAACTGGAGCGTCCTTGCTCCACAGTTCCTGTATTTGTTCTAGCGTCATATTTTTTCTCAAAGTATAATCTAATAGTAGCCTTTCTCCATACTGCTACGAAGAATAAAGTTATCGTAGATGATATTGTAATCTGAAACGAATTAAAAGACAACAGGTCAAGCGTAACATACACTACCAAATAGTTTAGTGGAAACATTATTGCTGTACCTATTACTGTATCAGTTATTGCTTCCTTAATGGCTCTTCGCTTTCTCTGATTCAATTATATATTAATTAATTTTAAAACTTCTATACTTAAATGTCGCTGTACATTCAATGTAATCAACGTCGGCAGCTTGTGTTGTGAATGGTAAGTCTGAAAGTGATGAACAATACACATCTTTGAATGCAATTTCTTTATTAGGATTCATTGCACTGTTAAGTATAGTTAAAGTAGCATCACTAAAGACTCTATCATCACTACCTGGACTCTGTTCGTTTGCCCAAGCTGTGCTGTTCTCAAAATCTTCAACACGCGTCATTGATAAGATCCAATTGTATAACTCTTTATAGTTATTCAAATCTTCATCGACCCTAAATGTTATAACTAGATCACCATAGGTAACTAAGTCACCTGGATACTTTAACCTATTACTCAAAGGTGTTGGTATTTGTATTTCTCCTAAATCAACTGAAGGCAAGGCTACGTTTTGTATGAAATAGTTTACGTTAGGTATTTTTTTCAATACAAACTTAGCACCTAATTGTGATAAGAAGTTAGTATTTGTTGGTTGTGTTCCTGCCATAACAGTATTTATCTTCCCTTATTTCGTGTTATAAGTCAACATGAAATTTAATTTGGCCTGCCCGGTAGGACTTGAACCTACAACCCTTAGCTTAGAAGGCTAATGCTCTATCCAATTGAGCTACGGGCAGGATAAGTTTACTTAGCTATTACAAACTCATTCAACTCTGCTGCAACAGCAATAATCTCTTGCGCATCAATTGATTTAGTTGGTAAAGGCTTCTTATCATCAGGGTGATTGTCGTTATGATTATACGTAGCGTCAATCTTCCTTTGTAAGTTATCGTAAAGTATGGACTGAGCCATACTAAGTAAGTCGGCACGGATCTCGTACCCAGATTTTCCATTTGACATATTTTTCTCCTGTGTGTGTGTTATGTCTTGTAGCACCATTGCTACAGTAGCATTATACTACACTAGTATTTATATGTCAACTAAAATCTTTTTTTAATTGCTATATAAATTATATACGTAAAAACAATCATTGACAAACTACAATGATAATTCCAGCCACATTACCACCCCAAAGTGGTTGCATTAAAAATTCAGACATGTTTACATTCTCCTCTAAATTTGAATCCCTGGCAAGTACATTTACCATCTTCTACGATGTACTCTTGACCTTTAGATCCAATTACAATTTTAGCTCTATTGCTAATTGCTTCTGGTCTTTCACCAATTTTCTTAAAAGTCCTTCTAGCTTTACTAAACTGCTTGATAGGATGTTTAAAAACTTTATCATTGTGCTGAACTAATTGTCCAGCACCATTAACATGATAGATACCATTTGCTACTGGCTGGTTTCCCCAATCAGTAGTTTCTTGAAGAATCTCAATCATGCAACACTCCTATGAAGCTCAGGGATGTACTTGTCATCTTCTACAAACGCTTCATCGTTAGGTACAAACCTAACCATTGACTCACCAGTCTCAGGACACTTGAACTTAACAACTTCAACGTTGTCCCAGAAATCATCATTGCTCTCTTCTTGAGCAACAGCTGACACTACCATAGTCACTTCATCAATATGACCTTGGATAAAGAAATCAAGTAGCATATCACCGAAAGGAGTTCTACCATTAGACTTCCATCTTACGATTCCGTCATTGTCAATATATGCTTGAGTAGCATTTTTTGCAACATCTTCGTATGTGTGGTTAGTAAATAATCCCTTGTCATTACCAAGAGCTCTATAAGACCTACCAGCTAGCATGTACGCATCCATAGTGTTAACACCATTAGGCCTTTCACACTCTTCTCTAGTCTTATTATTAAAGTTATCAAAGCTATAGTAGTCCTTTTCAATTTTAAAGTTTTTCATAATATTCTCC